CCTATAGCGATGTATGTCGCAATCATTTGTTGAGCTGCTTGCATCAACATGTCAGCAATATTCTTCAAGAAATCAGAGAAAACTTCTTCTGCGCTCTTCGTTCCATTAATCATCTCGCTAACGCCAAACGTGACCATTCCGGCTGCTGCTGTTGCTGCTTCGCCTATCATTGGATACTTTTTAAGAATCCTGTCAAGCTGAACCTCTTGTTTAATCAAAGGCGCAAGTGCCGCTCCCTCTTCAAAAGAAGCTGGACCCGTGTCAAGGACAGACTTGCCTCCGACAAACTTCATGTTCCTCTCAAACGGGGCAGATACGTCAAACCCAGCGCCTGCTGATAACTCAGCAAGATCTTTAGCAAGTCGAAGTCGCTCTTCAGCTCGATCCAAACCACCAAGCTCTAAAGAAGCCTGCATAGTCAAAGTTTCAATTATTTCTTTTCTAAGACTTAAATCTTCAACAACAAGTTTAACTTGGCTTATTTTGGCACCTAAAACTAATCCAAGTTCTTGTTTTTGTATTTTTATTACCTCAAGATCGCTTTGGTCAAGTTGATTAATTTTGGATTGTATTTGAAGCTGCTTAAGATCTTCATTGAAGATTGACTGTTGAAGTTGTTTTGCTTTTCGCTCTCTCGCTTCTTGCTCTCTAACTGCTTTTCTTGCGGCAGCCTCAGCTTCACGTCTTCTTTTTTCAGCTAAACGCTCATTTGCTTTATCCCTTTGCTCGACAGATTTGAGTAAATCTTGATCTATTTGCAAAATAGCTCGCGCTGCGTCTTCCTGTATTTTGAGTTTTTCGTTAATATCTTTTTCTGCATGTTTTTGGCCTTCTTTAACTTGTCTCGCAAACTCTGCTAAATCATTCAACTTTTTTTGTTTTATAATAGCCTTGTCTGCTGCTGCGTCATCCTCAAAGCTATCAGTTCCGCGTGCTCGAACAGCAGCCGTTTCTAGTCGAGACAATTGCAAATCTTGACCTGACTGCCTACGTGCATTCAAGAGCTCTGGGCTTGCCTCTGGAACATCTGACAACGGATCTCTCAGATTGAGATAAAAAGCCTCCTGAAAAAGACCTGCGATTGATGCTCCAAGGATTGTAAAAAACTGAGTAGTTTTATTGCCGAGAGTCTCAAAGTCTTTACCAGCCTGAACAAGAGCTTTTGCGTTATCCACGCCAATAGTTTTACTAAGCTCTTTGAACGCAGCATCTGCCGCTCTAGCCGTTTGTCCAGACTCTTGAAGATTTTTTATTCGACGAGAAGTTTCAGAATTTAATACGCCTATAAAGCCTTCAAGCTCTTGGGTTACGTCTCCTGCGCCCCTTAAGGCTTGTGCGAGGCTTGTTGTTCTTTGAGCAAATTGATCAAGCTGTCCGCCAATAGCGCTGCCAAGGACTTGACCGCCCATTCCCCCTCCTCCAAGGGCTCCTAACGCACCACCTGCAATTGAGCCCGCGCCACCGCCAAACAAGAGTGGAAAGCCAACGCCAAGTGCAAGGTCAGAGCGATTTTTGCTTTTTTGCTTGCCAGCGGCGCTCCTTGCGGCAGTAGCTTGTCTAAACCTTTTGTCAAAATCTGCTACTTCCTCTTTGTTTCGTCTTTTTTCGTTTTTAAAACTTTTCTCTGCTAATTTTTCTTTATTTTTAAATATGTTCATTTCTCGCTCAAGCCCGGCCATTTCTAGCTTTCTATCTAGCGCCAGCTCTATCTGAGATACTCTTTTTGCGGCTTTAATGCTTGCCTGAGCGTTTCTTTTTACTTGAGCTTCAACTTGCCTTGAAGCGGTTACAGCGGCTCTTATTTGTGCATTAAAATTTGGCGGCAACTGCGGCCCCGCCATTGGAGCCTGTGACGGCCCAATCGGCGAAGAAAACTGACCTAAGCCCCTACGTCTTTGACGTGTGACACGAAGAGGCTGCGTACGCGGTTGACGCCCAGAAAGCCCGGCAGCCTGACGGCTAAACGCGCCAAAACCTGATTCAGAATTAGTCAATCGCGCCTGAATACGCGCTCTTTCGCTTAACTCTTTGTTTAACAGCCTTCCTGCTTTAGCAGCCTCTAGAAGAGCTTTTTCGTACGTTCTTGTTCCGCGTATTGCGTTATCTACATTGTTATTAGCTGTTTTTAAAGCACCAGACAGCTCACTGAAACTAGCTGTAGCTTTAAATTTTTTAAGTAAATTTTGAAGCCTGTCTATACTTTTTTCGGTAACTTTTAACTTTTCGTTAAAAGTGTTGAGAGACTGAGCTCTTACGCTTACGCCAATATCTACGTTGTAATTGGCCACGGCTGAGCACGTAGAGTCCTGCGCTCCAGTCTACCGTGACCCCATCGTTCGTGCTCCACGACCCGACTTAGCGTTTTGAATTGACCTTTCCTCTTGCTCTGCCTTGATCTCGAAGAAAGCAGCCCATCCCACAAGCTCCTCTTGAGTAAGGCGTTCGGTGAGCTGAACTACCGTCATGCCTAGCTCTTTTGCTAAAAAGAAGATAAAAAGCCAGTCGTTACTTGCTTTTCAAATCTGCTTTCGCTTCCTCCACCTTGTTTTCCGCTCCAGAGCTAAGCATTGCTAGCTGGATGTCTTGAAGGATTGCAGCCTCAACATCACGACGAAGAGCAGCACGCTCACCATCTTGGAACATACGATTGCCGTCAGCGTCTAACGCCTTTTCAATCATCATGCCCAGAGCAAAGTCGTTGGACTCGTCCCCAACCTTTTTCTGAATCGACTCTCTTTCGGCAATCGTTAATGGATGCCAATACACCTCAAGCACCACATCGTCACCGTCCTTGACTTCGTGCTTATAAAGCTGGCTGACGCCAAACTTATTACGAAGCAGCTCAGTAGCACGCATGAACTAAAACCATTTGCTCTAGTACATTACACCACTGCTGTGAATTGACAAGAGATAATCCCGATAAAATGAGAACGATCCTCTGCTTCAACAACAGATGGCCCCACAATGTCTAAAACTCTAGGGACAACGCTATAAGTATCTGAATAACCAGAAGCATTTACAGAAGTCAGACCGTCAATAACAGACTCACCAATTGCTGACAACACTGACGTTCCAGCGGCCTTTGGCACGTAAATATTGCACTGGATCACCCCGGAGTAGTAGTCCTGAGCAGCGCCTTGGTTCTGGAGCGTTGAACGATTAAAGTTTATGCTCATCAAAATGTATTTCTTGGTCTTACCGGGAGTCGTATAAGCAACGTTGTCATAACGCATCAACACGGCAGCGTCAGCAGCAACGACTGCATCGGTTACTGCTTTCTCAAAAGCAGCTCTGGCATTAACAAGTGTCATAGCTTAAAGAGGGTTTGCGCCAAATCTTGTGTAACCAACAGGAGAAACGCCTTGCTGACCAGTAAGAGCAAATATTCTTCCAGCCTTCTTCTCGCGGAAAGTTTCTGCGACTAAAGCCCCCATCTCGCCTTGAACATACTGAGGTATGCTGCTTTTCTTTGAAGCAAGCGCAGAGGTTGCGTATAAAACCGTATTACCTATGTAGACGGTAGGTTGCTTCTTATAGTTAAAAACTGGCACCTTGTAGCGAGGTTTTACATCAGACTCCGTTGCTCCACGCTTATATCCCGACCACGGTGCAAAATCTTGCTTGTCATCCCTAGCTTGAGGTCTTTGCGTTGAAGCTTTCCAGCTTGACGCGAAGAATCCTGTGTCCTTAGGACTAACGTCAGGCAAGTCGCCAACAATCATCTGAATCAGATCGTTGTAGTCACTGTTTATCTGACGCTCCAGATCCGCCGTAATGTTGCCGATACCGCGTTTCTTAGCCATCAGAACCGTACCAGCAAAATAAACAGGTATTCTTGATCGCCCTTGTAGGTGCGAATATCAGTAATTTGTGCAACCCTGTTTGAGCCTGCATACTTCAAAGTTACTGTGTCCTCAAGCGTTGGCTGGTTATCATCTATTTGACTAGGAGTGATATACAGCTTTGCTTTGCGTTCCTCTCTGCCTTCTTGCTCTTGCGAATCGACAAATTCCAATGGAGCGTCAAAAGAATAAGTTGTGTCAGTTGTGGTCAACGCGCCAGTGCTGACGTTATAGGCAGGAGACGCTTTGCGCGTGTAGATAATAGTGTTGTCAAGGGACTTGCCTAAATCAGCTACAACTGATTTGGCTACGTTCCTGAAAAGAGTGTCAAGTTGACCAGCCATCTCAACCCCTCACCACACGTATTTGATAGCTACCGCTACCTCCAAGACTATAAGCACCAAGATAAGACTGCAACCAAGGGTAAACGTCGAATACGTTATTGACAGTTCCAGTAGCTTGGCTAGAAGTGTTGTACTTGACTTCGAGCTCTCCAAGCTTGACTTCTTCGTATAACCCCGTATCGCCGGTAGTCCCTGTGATTGAGTCCGTGTCATTAGCTAAAGCACGCGCCAACTCAAAGGCAGCGTACTTAATGTCAGGAGGAATGGCAC